TTTTATATTGTACTCTCAATAAATCTATAAAATCTCAAACTAAACAAGGTAAATATAATACAATATTTATAAATAATCCTAAATTTGGATATGATTTTTCAATTCCAGGTAATGATGAAGAAAATAATTTATATAAAAATGATAAAGTAAATAAAACTATTAATATTTCTAATATTCTTGTAAATATACTAAAAAATACATTCATTGTTGGATTTTGGACAAGAACAATTATTAAATAAATAGTTCCAAGTAATAATAATAAAATTAAAATAAATGAAAAGGTTATTTTAAATAATTTTTTATAATCATTAAATTCATTTAATTTTAATTGAAAAAAAATAAATAATGATAATATAATAAATCCAAATATTATTAATATAATATTCATAGGAATATCATATTTTTCATCTAATTTAAATGGGTTGTAAGAATAAAGAAAAAAGGCTGTAATTGTATAAATAATTAATCCTGTAAATAAAAATGTTAATAAATGTTTCTTTTTAATTTCCATTTCTATAATAAATAAATATTTTATATATTTATAAAATTGACAACCATTATTGATATAAAATATAAATATAATATAAGTGTAGATATGTTATATAATATGACTTATAATATTTATAATAATACTAATATTATTTATAATCAAGAATTATTTTTAGATAATAGTAGTTATATAAAATTTACAAAATTACCAGATGAATATTTAAACTATTCATTTTATAATTATGATAAAATGACCGAATTAATAAAAACTCCAGATAAAAGTAAGGTTCTAGTTTATAATAAAAATATTACAAATCCTAAATATAATGAAATTATAACAAATCGTTGGTTTAAAAGTTATTTAAATACACCAAAAGTTCCAAATTATATTAATAAGAGCTATATGTTTTCTGGATATGAAAAAAAAGAAGTAGAAGAAAAACTTCCAGATATATTTAATCCAATTTATCAGTTTTTTAAAAGAATTGATAATAGATATAATCAGATTGTTATTAATTACTATGAGAGAGAACATGATAGTATTGCGCTGCATAGCGATTGGGATGATAATATGATTAATAATTATGTAATTTCTATATTAACTCTTAATAAAAATAATAATAAAAATAGATATTTTAGTATAGTTTCTAAAAATAATAATAATGATAAGTGTATCAAGATTGAATTATTAGATGGTTTAATAATTACAATGGGTGGAAATTTTCAAAAAAATTATAGACATGGTATTTCTAGAATTTCTCAATCAAATAATCTAAACGAAAGACTAGGAATAACATTTAGACAATTTATTTAAAATAAAAATTTTTGAATTTTAAATAAAATTATAACATATTTTCCATAGCTGTTTTTTTACCATGACAATTTTTACATAATGCTTCTAAATTACTTATATGATTAGAACCACCATATTCTAATCTTACTTTATGATCTACATCATACCATGCTTCTAATTGATTTTGACAATGGGCACATTTCCAATTTTGTTGTGATGCTACATATTTTTTCTTTGTCTCTCCAACACTTCTTTTATTACTATTTCCACCTGAATTCATCATTCTTTTTTGTTGAGGTGTATTATAACTTTGAGTATTTAAATTTGAATATATATTACCTGCTGTTAAAAATGGAGTAATCATATCAGCAGAATCTTTATCAATTGGCATATATTTAATAAAACTATTTGCATGTGTAAATAAATTTCTCGTATATTGAGGATATTTTTTCATAAATAAGTAGAGAGAAAGACCTATAAATCCAATTCCAATCATTTGATAATATTTTTTCCATGATTTAAGTATTTGAATATATTTACCATCATAATAAGTATTTATTATAAAAAAAGCTGTTATACCAAATATTAATAATTCAAATTTCATTTTATAATAATTATTAATATTTTATTTATAATTATTTTTTCTAAGGAATACATTCACCTTTACTATTTTTTCTTGTTCCATTGGGACAACGTTTTCTTTTTTTAGTTGGAGATTTTTGTTTAGAAGATTCTCTCTTAGGAGATGATTTCTTTTGTGATATTTTAATTTTCTTTTCTGCTTTTTTAACAGTTTTTTCTACTTTTGGTTTTTCTATTTTTTTATTTTCAGGTTTTCCATTAGAACTATTTGTTAATATTTGAACAACTTCATTATTATCAAGAATATTATAGCCAAGAGTTTTTATATTTTCTAAATCATTAACTAATTCATTAATATTTATTTTTTTTGTTGAATAATAACTATTAAAACAATATTTAAGTAATAAATCACATGTATTTTTTATATAATATTTTAACGATAAAGCATTTTTTACTTCATTTCTAAAATAATTATTTCTAATAAGAGGAGAATAACTCATTATAAATCCCCATACATCACAATTATGTTTATATACATTGTTATAATATTCTTCATCTTTAAATATTGGTATTGAAGCATTAAAATCAGTATATTCATAAAGAATTTTGGCAATATATTTTGAGAAAAATAATAAAATTAAATTTTCATTTTTTTTTAATCTTACACCATAGTTTGAAAATATAGGAACTATAATATAATTATTTATGTGTCTAATATGTCCTTCGCCTACCGTTTGTTTCCATAATTCAAACCAACTTATAGCAATTAATTCTAATTGTTCCATTATAAATGGGTTATTTTTATATATATTATTAATACGTATTTGATTTGGATACCATTTGTTAAAATAAGAATTAAATAAAATATTTGAATATGGTAAATTAAACTGAACTACTCTATCAGTAACTACAGAAGGAATTTTACTACCTTTTTGTATTGAAGCTAACCCCCAATCTATTATTCTACTATGTTCATCTTTATAAAGAATATTTTCACCTTTTAAATCATTATGAAATAAACCTAAATTATTCATAGGAATAATACCATTTTTCAATAAATCTATTAAAGAAGTATTTATTGTTTCAAATTTTACAGTGTTTTTAGAAAAAATTTCATGTATATCTTTACCACCATCAGGCATATTAATAATTTTAACCTTTCCCAAATTACTATTTATATTTTTTGCGTTTAAACCAATTCTAGATAATGAATTACAAATTTCCATATTTTTTTTGTCAGCTTCACTTAGTAAATTTGGTTTACACATATTCATATCGCCTAATAAAAAATATCTATCATTATTTGGAATTTTTAATATTATGTTTTTAACATTTGATATTTCTTTCCATTCTGTATCAGCATCTTTATTTGATAACATTTTACTTATGCCTGTTGTTCTATTATTGCTACCTTCGCATTTTAAAGCAGGTTTAAATACGCAACCATAACCTCCAGCTCCAATAACTTGACCTCCTTTTTTAACTCTCATTATTAATATAAATATAGATTTTAATATAATTATTTTTTATAAAGATATAATGAACCCGTTATTAAAAATAATAATAAAGCAAAATAAATATATTTTTGTTTTTGCTTTATGTCATTATATATAATTTCTTCTTTCGGTTTATAATTATCATAATATTTAGATAATGATTCTTCTAAAGTAATTTCTTTTATTCCTAATGAAAAATTTATTTTATTATGTATAAAATGAAGCCATTTTATTAAAGATTCTCTAGAATCTAAATAAGGAGTAACTGGATAATTATCTAGTAAATTACTAAAAGAATTGCCAATATCAGGAATTGGCATTAATAATGGTAAATTATGAAAAAAATCATAATATTTTTTTTTAGTAGTATCATTAGGAGTTAAAGGATAAGTAAGTGCAATAGTATGTAATACAAACCAATAATGAGGCCCCCATATTTTTGGATCTAAACTCATAAAAATAAATGATATAAAAATATAAATTAAATAACTAATAACGATTATGACTACAAAAACTTTAAAAAATACTAATTTTTGTAATAACTGTGGACGTGTTGGACATTTATTTCACCAATGTAAAAATCCAATAACTAGTATAGGAATTATTTGTTTTAGAAAAAATAATGATAAGTTAGAATATTTATTAATAAAGAGAAAAGATAGTTTAGGTTATGTAGATTTTATGAGAGGTAAATATCCTATTTTTAATAAAGATTATATTATTAATTTACTATCAGAAATGACCTATGATGAATGTATTAAAATAAAAAATAAAGAATTTGATGAATTATGGAATGAATTATGGGGTGAATATGTTGGAACCCAATATAGAAATGAAGAAAAAATATCTAAAGAAAAATTTAAATTATTAAAAAATGGTATAACTATTAATAGTATTAACTATAATTTATCAAAATTAATTGATGAAATAACAAATAATTATAAAGAACCTGAATGGGGGTTTCCAAAAGGCCGTCGCAATTATCAAGAAAAAGATTATAATTGTGCTATGCGTGAATTTGAAGAAGAAACGGGTTATAATAAAAATGATATATGCTTATTACAAAATATTATACCGCTTGAAGAAATTTTTACAGGTTCAAATTACAAATCTTATAAGCATAAATATTACATAGGTTATTTAGATATTTTAAATAAACCAAAATTTGATTTCCAAGAAAGTGAAGTCAGTGAAGTCAAATGGTTTTCTTATGAAGAATGTTTGGAAAAAATAAGACCATATAATTTAGAGAAAAAAGATATATTAAAGAAAGTTGACAATATATTAAAAAAATATACATTATATACATAATATATAAGTATGTCTTCTAAGAAAACTATAAAAATTAATAATCAAAAATTAAATAATGAAGAATTAAATAAAAAAGAATTAGAAGAATATAATGAATGGAAAAAAATAAATAATAATGAAGAAGAATTAAATACTTATAAACATTTATATCCTACTTTAAATGATCCAGAATTTTCAAAAAAAATAGCTGAAAAAAAAGAATTTAATGACACAAAATATGATGGAAAAATAGTAGATATTGAAAAACAAGCAGATATATTATGTAATGCGGAATTTGAATTAGCACCTCATCAACAATTTATTCGTAATTTTTTATCATTACAAACACCTTATAATAGTTTATTATTATATCATGGTTTAGGATCTGGTAAAACATGTTCTGCTATAGGTGTCGCTGAAGAAATGCGTGAATTTTTAAAGCAACTTGGTATAACTCAACGAATAATAGTTGTTGCATCACAGAATGTTCAAGATAACTTTAAACTTCAGTTATTTGATAAAAATAAATTGAAATTAATAGATGGATATTGGAATATTAGAAGTTGCGTTGGTCAAAGATTATTAAAAGAAATTAATCCAATGAATATGAAAGGGTTACCTAGAGAGAAGGTAATATTACAAATTAAAAGAATAATAAATAATTCATATTTATTTCTAGGATATACTGAATTTGCAAATTATATACAAAAAAGCACTAAAATACCACAAGATATGAGTGATACAAATAAAATAGAAAATATAAAAAAAATACAATTAGAAAAAAATTTCGCAAATAGATTAATTATAATAGATGAAGTTCATAATATTAGAATTACAGATGATAATAAAGATAAACGAGTTGCTCAAGAATTAACAACTTTGGTTAAATATGTAAAAAATATTCGATTACTTCTTCTCTCTGCTACACCATTGTATAACTCTTATAAAGAGATAATATGGTTATTAAATTTAATGAATATGAATGATAATCGAAGCACAATTGAATTAAAAAATATTTTTGATGTAAATGGAAATTTAAAAATTAATGAAGAAGGTAAAGAAGTTGGTAAAGAATTGTTAGAGAGAAAAGCAATTGGATATGTATCATTTGTAAGAGGAGAAAATCCATATACATTTCCTTATAGAATTTGGCCATCTGTTTTCTCTCCTGAAAATACATTAACAAATAAAAATTATCCTATAATACAGTTGAATGGCAAACGTATTATAGAAGGTATTGATATATTATCCTTATATTTAATTAATTGTGGTTCATATCAAAATATGAGTTATGATGCTATTATAAATTATTTAAAAACAGAAGTAAAAGGTAAAGATGATTTACCTAATTTTGAAAATATGGAATCTTTTGGTTATACTTTATTACAAAGACCAATTGAAGCTTTAAATATTGTCTATCCTAATGAAAAATTTGATAATTATATTAATGGAACATCTGAAAATTTTAATATTAAAGAACTAGTTGGTAAACAAGGATTAAATAATATTATGAGTTATAAAGAATCGACAAATCCTCCTTTTAGAAGTAATTTTGAATATAAGAAAGAAGCTCTTGAAAAATATGGAAGAATATTCTCTCAGGAAAAAATAAAAGAATATAGTTCAAAAATAGATTCTATATGTAAAAATATAATAAATTCTGAAGGTGTTGTATTAATATATTCTCAATATTTAGATGGAGGTTTGGTTCCAATTGCTTTAGCACTCGAAGAAATGGGTTTCCAAAGATATGGTGAAGTGAAATCTTTATTTGAAAAAATACCAACAGAATATCCTTTAGATTTGAAAACTTATAAAATAAGTAAGGATAAGGATGTTGTTCCAGCAAAATATATTATTATTAGTGGTGATAAATTATTGTCTCCAAATAATGAATTAGATATAGAGGCTGCTACTAATCTTGATAATATTAATGGTGATAAAGTAAAAGTAATATTAATATCTCAAGCAGGTTCTGAGGGTATTGATTTTAAATTTATTAGACAAGTTCATATATTAGAACCATGGTATAATATGAATAGACCAGAACAAATTATAGGTAGAGCCGTAAGACAATGTAGTCATAAAAATTTACCTTTATCAAAACGAAATGTTCAAATATTTTTATATGGGACTATTCTTGAAAATAATGAGGAAGAAGCTGCTGATTTATATATTTATAGATTAGCTGAATTAAAAGCAAAACAAATAGGAATTATAACAAGAATATTAAAAGAAGTTTCAGTTGATTGTTTACTTAATATTGAACAAACAAATTTTACCGAAAATATGTTAAATCAGGTAATAAAACAAGAATTATCTAATGGTAAATTAATTGATTATAAAGTTGGTGATAAACCATACAGTTCTATATGTGATTACATGGAAAATTGTATTTATAAATGTAAACCTGTTTCAGAAATTGGTGATATTAATTTATTATCTTATGGTGAAAATTTCATTAATTCAAATAATGAAAAAATTAAACAAAGAATACGAAATATAATGAAAGAACATTTTTATATTGATAAAAAAACGCTAATAAATGAAATTAATGTTGTAAAAAATTATCCATTAGTTCAAATATATAGTGCGCTTACACAATTAGTAGATGATAAAACAGAATTTATTACTGATAAATATGATAGATTAGGGCATTTGGTAAATATAGATGATTTATATTTATTTGAACCAATAGAATTAAAAGATTCAAATATTACACTTTATGAGAGAAAAGTTCCAATTCCATATAAACATAATAAATTATCTATAAATTTGAAATCTAAAAATTTATCAGAAGATGATATAGATGTTATAAAAATTATTAAAAAGAGTAGTAAAAAGGATAAAAAGGAAAAAGATGTGAGAGAGAAAGAGGATATTGATGAAAAGGAAGTAAAATATGAAGAAATTTATGATGAAAAAGCAAATGAATTATTAACGCAAATGAAAAATAATTATGAAAAAGCTATTTTAGATGTATTTATTGAAAGAGGAGAAGATGATTGGTATAAAATTGCTTCATTAGTTATAAATGAATTATCAAAGAGAGAAATAAATATTAAATTATTACATGATTTTATTATAGATCATATTGTAGATTTGCTAGTTTTTAATGATAAATTTATATTATTAAATTATTTATACTCGAGAGAAGATAAATTAAGTGAATTTGAAAAAAAAATTAGAGATTTTTTTAATAATAGAATTATAAAAAATAAAAAACTTACAGGTATAATATTACAAAATCAAGGAAATCAACAATTATTAATTCTAAAAAATAATAACTGGTTTTTGAGTGAACCAGAAGATTATATTGATCTTAAAAATGAAATATCTAAAAAAATTATTCCAGTAAAAAATTATAATGTAGTTGTTGGTTTTATAACAAATTTTAAAAAGGAATATATGGTATATAAAGTAAAACAATTAGATAAAAAACGCAATAAAGGAGCTAGATGTGATCAATCAGGTAAAGGTGATATTATAAAAATATTAAATATAATAGAAGGAGAATCAAAATATAATAATGAAAATACAAAAAAATATAATTCAAAATATCTATGTATATTACAAGAACTATTATTAAGATATTATAATTATATTAAAAAAGATGATAAAATATGGTTTTTAGATAGTGATGATGCAATTTTAAATAATATAGAAAAAGTAGAATTTTAAAAATAATTGAAATATAATTTAAGAATTATATTATAATAAATATTATCATAATATAATGGAAAAAATAGAAACTAAAATTCGTCCTAAGAAAAAAATTACCAAATTAAAAGTGAAAGAAAGCAATGAAATATACAGTAAATCTTTATTTTCAAGAGAAGTATGTGTTTCTATAACTAATATAGGAAAAAATATGAAAGAAACTTTAGAAAGAATAATTGCTAGTGAAGTGGAAGGAAAATGTATAATTCAAGGTTATGTAAAATCTGGTTCTGTAAAAGTTCAAAATTACTCAAGTGGATTGGTTATGACTGATAAAGTTATTTTCAATGTTGTATTAGAATGTTATGTGTGTAATCCAGTAGAAGGAATGATAATTAATTGTTTTGCTGAAAATATTACAAAGGCTGGTATTAGAGCTTTAATTACAAAAGAAAATAGTCCACTGCTAATTTTTGTAGCAAGAGATCATAACTATATGTCCTCATATTTCAATTCTGTTAAAGAAAATGATAATATTAAAGTAAAAGTAATTGGTCAAAGATTTGAATTAAATGATAAATATATTAGTATTATTGCTAGTTTAGTCGAAGATCATGAAAATATTTTACAATTACAACCAAAAACTAAAAAGAAATTACCCAAGCTTATTTTGAAAGATGAAAAAGAAGAACCACAACAACTAGAACAATTGGGTGAAGATGTAGAAGTGAATTAAATAAAGATTTATAAAATTGTAAAAAGAATATAAAATAATTTTTTTATTTTACAGTATATGAGTACAGTTAATACAGAATTAATTATATCATTAAAAACAAATATTGAAAACTTAAATAAATTTCATCAAATAGAAATTTTAAAAATTTTCAATGAAGAAAATTCAAATATGATAAATGAAAATAATAATGGTGTTTTTATTAATTTAGTTGATTTATCAGAATCATTGTATAATAAATTAAATGAATATATTACATATGTAAATGTTCAACAAGAACAATTAACTAGTATTGAAGAAGAAAAAATCAATATAGAAAATGAGTTTTTCAAGGAAAAAAATAAATTATATAAAGAAAATAAAGAAAAATCAACAAGTCTAAGTATAAATGCTACAAATTGAAGATTATAAAAAATATATGTTAACTCAAGATAATATTAATAAAAATTATTGTAATTTTTTACATAATAATGAAAATATGAAAAATTACAATAAGAAAAATGAAAAATATAATAATAGAGATAATATTTCCAAAGAAAAAAGTGAATATTATGTTCCATATTCTAATGATAAATTATTTTGGTGTTTTTATAAAATAATTAATGAATCTTGGGATGAAAATGAGAATTTTAGAATTGAAAAAGAATTTAAAATATATTGTATTGAAAAATTACGTAAAAATAAAAATGATTTGAAACCATATAAATTAACTTTATCTACAATTGAAAATGATTTATTAAATGAGAGAAAAATTACACTTAAAACATTAGTGGCGCTGTGTGTTTTATATAAAATTAATTTAATTTATACGTTTAACAATAAATATTATGAATTAAATAATGATTCACTTGATAATACTAATGATATTTATATAATTAGCAATGTAAATGATAAAGATTCATTATTAATCATTAAAAAAGATTTAGATTATTATAGAAATAATTATTATTGTATAGAAAATATTAATAAACCATTAAAGGCTATTTCTGGTTATACAATAAAAGAATTAGAATTAATGGCTAAAAAATTACAAATAATAGAAGGTGATATTAAAAATAAAAATAAAAAAGATTTATATCAGAAAATATGTGAAAAATTTTAATAAGTAAAATATAAAATATAAAATTGATAATATTAATACTATATAAATATTAATATTACTTTATAATATATGACAAATTCATTAGATAATTTAAGTAAATTATTAAAATTATATTTAGATACTAGAAATGAATTTGACGAAAATAATAGTCCTGAATTTGAAATCAGATTTGGAACTCGTAAAATTAAAAATATTCAAAATATTAATAAAATTAACTATGATAATGTGATTAAAATACTAAAATCAATGAATTTTACATTTGATGATTTTGGTAGACATTATTTGAATATAAATCCCGATTTGTCAGATAAAAAATTACGCATTCAAATAAATGGCTTAACTAATATACAAAAATATTGTCAAAGTAATAATATTATTGATGAAAATGGAAATATATATACAGATGTTAGTTTCATGACAAAAGATTTAATAGAAGATGAAAGTGTAAATAATCCAGCTAATGTTGATGAATTTAATTTTAGAGCATCATATCAAAATGAAGAGATGATAACATCAACCGATGAAATAAATAGTATTATTGGTGAATTAAAAAATGTAAAAAAATTTTACAGATTAATAAAAAGATTTACATTTAATCATACTGATTATCCAGTTAATATTGATTTGAGTATTGTAAAAGAAAGTAAAACCAAATATTATAATATAAAAGAAAGTAATATATTTGATGGAAGTGAAAAATATGAAATAGAAATTGAATTAGATAATGATAAAATTAATGATTCTACTGATTTTAAGGAATTAGATGGTAAAATTAAAAAATTAATAAAAATTATTTTATCTGGATTACAAGAATCAAAATTTCCAATTTCTTATGATGAACAAAATGATATTGGCAGAGATTATTTAAAAATTATTAAAAAAGATAGTAAATATGAAAAAAATATTCAAACTCGTGATTTTATTGGACCTAGTTCTTATACTTTACAAATGAATAATATTACTGAAAAAAATGAAGATGCTAAGATTCCTAATATTAGAAATATGTATACAGTAACAGATAAGGCTGATGGTGATAGAAAACTATTATTTATTAATAAAAAAGGGAAAATATATTTAATTACAACAAACATGAATATTCAATTTACCGGAGCAGAAACAAAAAATAAGGATTTATATGAAAGTATTTTAGATGGAGAACATATTTTATATAACAAAAAAGGACAATTTATTAATTTATATGCAGCTTTTGATATTTATTTTATTAATAATAAAGATGTTAGAAGTTTAGGATTTACCCCACTTACAATTGAAGATATTCAAACAAATTTTAGATTACCATTATTGAATAAATTTTTGAAAGGATTAGAGCCTATTTTATTTGGAAGTAAAAATAGTTTGCCACCTATTAGAATAGAAAATAAGAAATTCTATTCTGAAAGTGAAAAACAATCTATATTTGTAGGATGTAATACAATATTATCTCAAGTTAACAATGATTTTTACGAATATAATACTGATGGTTTAATTTTTACTCCAATGGATAAAGGTGTTGGTAGTGATAAAATAGGAGAAGAGGCAAAATCACATAAGATTACTTGGGATTATTCATTCAAATGGAAACCAGCCATATATAATACAATTGACTTTTTAGTTACAACAAAGAAAATGCCTAATGGGCAAGAATTTATAGGTAATATTTTCCAATCAGGAACAAATGTTTTAACCAATGATCAAATTAATCAATACAAAACATTAATTTTACGGGTTGGTTTTGATATAAAAAAACATGGTTATATAAATCCATGTGTTAATATAATTGAAGATGTATTTCCAAGTAATGTAAATATAGATGATGAAGATTTATATAAACCTGTTCAATTCTTTCCAACTAATCCGTATGATAATGATGCTGGAATTTGTAATGTTTTACTATCTTATGATAACTTAAATGTAAAACAAATGTTTACAGAAGAAAATGAAATTATAGAAGACAATATGATTGTTGAATTTAGATATGATATTACAAAAGAAAAACAATGGAGATGGATTCCATTAAGAGTGAGATATGACAAAACAGCTGATTTTAGAGCAGGTAATAAGAATTTTGGTAATGCATATCATGTAGCTAATAGTAACTGGCATAGTATCCATAATCCAATTACAGAAAAAATGATTTCAACTGGTAAAAATATTGAAAATGAATTAGGAGATGATGATATTTATTATAATAAAGTAGAAGGTGTTTCAATTACTAGACCATTGCGTGATTTTCATAACTTATATGTGAAAAATATATTAGTAAATTCTATTTCAAAAAAAGGTGACACACTAATAGATTATGCTATGGGAAAAGGTGGTGATTTACCAAAATGGATTTATGCAAATCTTTCATTTGTATTTGGATTAGATATTTCAAGAGATAATATTGAAAATAAATTAGATGGAGCTTGTGCTCGTTATATTAATTATAAGAAAAAATTTAAGGTTTTACCAAAAGTAATGTTTATCCAAGGCAATGCTGGATTAAATATTCGTAAATTAGACGCACAGTTTACAGATAAAGGTAAACAAATTACAGAAGCTGTTTTTGGCAATGGTCCAAAAGATGAAAAATTATTAGGTAAAGGAGTATATAATATTTATGGAAAAGGAGAAGGAGGATTTAATGTAAGCTCAATACAATTTGCTTTACATTATATGTTTGAAAATAATAATATATTACAAAATTTCTTAACTAATTTATCTCAATGTACTGCGATAAATGGAGTTGTAATAGGAACTTGTTTTAATGGTAAAAAAATATTTGAATTGCTTAAAGATAAGAAAGAAAATGAAAGCTATACTCTTATGAAAGATGACAAAAAAATTACTGAAATTACAAAAAAATATGATAGAGGAACTTTTGATAATAATATAAGTTGTATTGGTTATGGTATTGAAGTTTATCAAGAATCTATTAATAAAGTTTTTAAAGAATATCTAGTAAATTTTGATTATTTAGATCAATTAATGGAAGATTATGGATTTTCCAAATTAACAGATGATGAATTGAAAAGAATTAATTTTCCATCATCTGTTGGTTCATTTGAAATTTTATATAACAAAATGTTAGAAGAAATTGAGAGAAATCCACGAACAAAAAATAATTATGGTAACGCTTTGAAAATGAGTGATGAAGAAAAAATAGTATCTTTTATTAATAACTATTTTATTTATAAAAAAGTTAGAAATATTGACGTTGTTGATGCTAATAATATTTTAACAAAAGAAACTCCGGAAGAAAAAAAAGAAGAATTTGTTGAAAGTTTAAAATCTAAAAAAGTAATTGAAGAAACAAATAAAGAAATACAGAAGGAAGAAAAAAAAACTAAACCAAAAAAAATTAAAAAATTAAAATTAGAATCATAAATTATAACCTTTAATTGGAAAATTATATAAATATAAATTTATTTATATAATTAGCATATGAGTTTTTATTTATTACCAAGTAATAGTAATACAGCAAATATAGATAATCTTTCATTTACATATACAAATGATGTAGATAATATTGATATTTATATAAATAAATCATTACATAATTATATTAATTATGCTAAAAAACAAATAGATATATATTATTCAGAGTGGGATTCGTTTAAAAAATATACAAATCCTTATGAATATATACATAGTATAATTCCATATTATAAAACTTCTGTATCTAAACTAAAACCATTATCTAGATCATTTTTTAAATTAATAGAAATTTTTTATTTATTAGATATATTAAATGATATTACAATACCAAATATTACAAGTTTTCATTTAGCAGAAGGTCCAGGTGGATTTATAGAAGCTTTATTGTGGTTAAGAAATAATACAAATGATATTTATTATGGAATGACTTTAATAAATGATGATGTTAATATTCCTGGATGGAAAAAAAGCCACCATTTTTTAAATAAAAATCAAAATGTTAAAATAGAGTATGGTATAAATAAAAATGGTGATTTATCTGATGTTGAAAATTTAAAATATTGTTATGAAAAATACAAAAATTCAATTGATATTATAACTGGCGATGGTGGATTTGATTTTTCTGTTGATTTTAATAAACAAGAAATTGTATCAACTAAATTGATTTTATATCAAATATGCTTTGCTATTTCAATGCAAAAAGAAGGTGGTATATTTATTTTAAAATTTTTTGATTTATTTACTGAAGCATCTGTAGATTTAATTTATTTATTATCATTATGTTATGAAAAAATTTATATTGTTAAACCATTTACTAGTCGATATGCTAATTCCGAAAAATATATTGTATGTAAAAAATTTAAATCTATTAATGTGAAAAGTATATTAGATAAAATTATTTTAAATTATATAGAAATTAACAATGACAAAAATTTTTTGAAAAGACTATTAAATATAGATATTCCATACTTTTTTTTAAATAAATTAGAAGAATATAATGCAATTATTGGGCAACAACAAATAGAAAATATTATATCAACTATTAATTTAATTAATAATAATAATAATAAAGATGATAAATTAGAAAATATTAAAAATAATAATATACAAAAATGTATCCAATGGTGTATAAAATACAAAATACCATATTATAAAAATTTCATATAATATTAATATTTAGTATTAAATATTTTATATATAAATATCAAATAATCTGAGCTATTAGACACGTTGATAGAATTATTAACGTAAAACAAAGAGGTAGATCAAAAAACAACAATACATTGCTTCATCTACCAATCTAAATACATCGTCATATATAGCATTTAGAAATAGAAATGTTGTATTTCCTTATTATCGCAATAAAATATTTTGTATGAATCAACATGGTGGTCTAGGAACCGGCGACATTCCAAGGTGCTCATACATGTTTGCTCGAATAGCAGACGGGGTTCATATACATTCATATTGTCGTAAAAAAGCACCATCAAATTTTAAAGAATTTTTATTATTTGTTAGAAATTAAATATATATTTTATTTTATTTATTATTTAAAAGTATAATATATAAAATGTTAAATAATAAATTAAATTGCGAAAAATGTAGAGAAGAATTAGAACCAAATAATTTAGAAAAATGGAAATTTTCTTTAATAGGAACATTTTTAGTAGTTATTTTATTTAACCCAACAATGTTTAGATTAACACAAAGTATTTTAGGTAATTTAATAGGAAAAATATGTGATAAAAATGGATGCCCTACTATATTAGGTTATTTATTACATGCTTTAGTATTTACCTTACTAGTTCGCTATTCTATGGAAATGAATATTTAATAAACATAACGTTCTAATTTTTTGAGTTCTTCTCTATTTTGCTTTGTTTGACTTCTTGTTCTTCTAGAAACAGGTCTCTCTTGTATTTCTTTAAATTGTTCCTTAGCAATATCTCTTTTTCTATTATATTCATCTATTTGCTTTTGTTTTTCTAGCTCTGCTAGTGCTTTTTTTTGAGCAATTTTTTGCTGTGTTATTTTTTTCAATTGTTCATCTATTTTTGTTTTAACTTCTGTAGCAACTTTTTTATTTCTCATTTTTTTTTGCTCATGTGCTTCTCTCATTTTTAAAAATTCTTTACGTGCTAACATATAACCTGGAGTTAATTTTGAGGCTGGAATATTACTTATTATTAATTTTTGTATTTCAGGTTGATATATTCCTTTCTCTCCTTCTCCTATTTTTTGTTTTAAAATAAATGAATATTCTTCTTTAGGACCTCCGCCTTTAACAGTTTTACAATATTTGAAAGGAGAACATGAACTTTTTTTCGAAAACCCTTTTTTTCTTCTACAATGTTTTCTTGTAAATTTTCTTGGTAAACTAAATATTTTGCCATCTTTTCTTATACATTTTTTAGATTTTTTATTTATATTACAACAATTTTTCATATATAATTATTATAGAAAATAATAATAATTAATATATTCTTGTATAGTCATTTTTTTGTTATTAATAGAAATTTTTTTATTATTATCAAATTTTAAATTACTTAATCCTATATCATTATCCATAATAGCCATTGTCATTTTTCTCTCTATAACTTTATCATTACAAGTTGGAATACTTTTATTACACCAGCGTCCTAAGTTAGGAATAGATTCTTTAAAAAAAAAATTATTAAAAGATTTATAAATATAACGAATCATTATAATTAAATAAAATGTTTTATTTATAAATAATTATAAATAAAATTAATAAAAGCATTTTAATTATAAATATTATAACAATCAATGTATTCTATGATGACTGCTT